TCTCTAAGTATATTTCTGCTTTCGTTAATGATATTTTTTGCTCGTTCAGCATCTGCTCTTGCTTTTGTAGTAAGTTCCGTGCTTCTATCAATTGCGTTTTCTGTTCTTGTATTAAGTTCAAGGCTTCTATTAATTCTTGTTTCTGTTCGCTCGTTGAGAGTTTGGCTACTTTCAACTGCATCTCTAACTCGTTGATTGTAGTCAATTGATTGTTGATTGTACTCTCTAGCGTGTCGAAGTTCGCTTTCAGCGTTGTGTATTCCTGTGGTGTCAATGTTACTGCTTCTGTTGGTGTAGAACCATACACAGAGGAAGCACACAATGATAAGAATAACAGGAACACACCAAGGATACTTTTCAGTGAATTGTTTAACTTTAACATACATATATACCCCCTATATATTACTTCCCCATTGTTGAGCATAATATTTTGCTTTCATACGAATTACATCACCACCACTACCAGCTTCATCACCCTCACGGACTACCCACAAATCCCAACGCTCGCAAGTAGAGTTAGGGCCGTAAGCATCATGTGCATACCAACCATCCATGTTGTCGGCTGCTTCTGCGTGAGTTAGTACATTACTGATACTAGCTGGCAATCCTAAATCAACGCACAATACCGCCACCACTTGTGCTAGTGTTTCAATCTGTGCATCTGTTGGTGGATAATCACCTAAGTTATTTACCCATTGTGCATTATAGGCACAATCTAAAGAAATACCAACTGCACCACTATTACGCATCCATGTATGGTTCTTATGGTCTGTTAGTTCACCATCAATGTAAATATTGCCTCCACCATCAATATTGATGTGGTAATCGTTAAATTGTTGGTTATATCTTCCTGCAGTCCAATGTAGATATACCTTATCAATTTCACCTACTGCACGGCTGCAGTAATCATTTAAATCACTCAAACTAATGTTTATCATCTACATTGCCCCTTTCAATCATAGGTATCTTTGACGGTTCTTCTAATTTATCGGGTACGCCATTTCCGTCTTTATCTATCCATAATGCAAGGAACCCTACTAATGCAGTAAGAACAGAAGGAATGAAAATATGATCTATAATGTTTATTCCTACATTAATCAACTTATTCATGTCTTCTGTAACATAACCTTTACTAAATACCATTATGTATTCCACCACTACCAATAAAATAGGCACTAGCATTGTTAGTACTAGCGCCCTTGTAGCAAATACACCTGTAGGGTGGATGTTAGCCACCCTTACAGCTTTATAAGATTGTTTAATTGAATTGACGAATTTTGTTGTTATATTCATGTAAATCTCCTCTTAACTCATCAACTCTATTTTCAATGCTATCAACACGAGTCACCAATTTAACGTGTTCAGCGTATTCCCTAAGTCGTTGTTCCCTTGATAGCTTTATCTCTTCTTTCAACTCAACAAGGGTATCATTAAGCCTACTCATTCGCTCCTCGTTTTGAGTTAATACAGGCAAAATTAAAAGGCGGTAACTTGTACCGCCTATTAACCCTACTATTGTTAATGTTGTTAGAATATCCTCTAACTGAAACTGCCACGTCCAAATGAGATACGCACCCCCTTACTTCGTGCCAACTAAGTACTAAACATACATTCATCAAATGCTAATTAGTCTGCCGTGATGCTATCTGTTTCAAATGAATATGTGTAGTTAGAACCTCGATGAGTTTCGACTAAATCAGAACCATTGATTTTGATACTTTGATAATCTTCGCCATTAAGTTTAATCGTTTCGCTATTACCGATTACATTGGCTTTTCTCACCTTGATTATTACATTTCTATAATTTCTCACGATGTTTACTGGAACCTCATTAGGTAATGCAGCATTATTATTAGGTAGTTTTGATAAATCTATTTCGTAATAATCTTGCCCACCAGTTGAAATAAACTCTTCTAATAGCATACCCAATGCCATAGCAGACATTTCTCCGTCTGTATCTTTTACAGATAATGCGGTAGGTGTGAATTTTACACCTTTTTCGTAAATAGCTACTTTACCAGCTAGCTCGGTAAAGTTATCCTCATGACCTGTTAATTCCTCAATACGTGATAATGCCCCCATATCATAGCCATTACTTTCTTTTAAGTTGATTTGTTGGGTACTTACCAACTCGTCAACTAAGTTATAGTAATTAATTGTAATTTTATCTTTCATAGTACTGTCAAGTTCTACCGTCATACTGTCTGACTCAAAAACTCGCTTTGGTCCATTGTTTATAGATAACTTGAAATGTGGCTCGCCTGTAATAGTTATGGCTTGATTGCCTTGAACAGGGCCATTGATTGTTAAAGATCTAAAATCCGTTCGTGGAAACGGTTTGCCAATATTACCAATTAAAGCGATAAGTACATCATCAACTCCAGCACTCTTGCACCATACATTACCACTTAACAAGGCATTATATGCAGTTTCTGCAGTTGCACTTTTCCCATCTTCACCTTTTGGACCTTTAAGTTTTTCTAACTGTTCTTGTGTAAAGTCTGCAAATGTAAATGGATCACCCTTAGGACCTCGTTCACCTCTATCGCCTTTAGGACCTTTTAAATTACCCAATCTAGTTCTAGCCATTTATTTTACCTCTTTCCAAAATCCAACAATATCCAAAATGTAGCGTTTGTTATTGCCCACAACACCCCAACCTTTAATATTTCGTGTATTCGGTTCAACATATACGCTATTATTATTTGCATCAACTGCCACTTCTAATAATCGGCTTGGTACTGGAGCATCATTAGGAAGCGTACACAATACACCGCCATTACCAGAACCACCTGCGGCAGTTACTCTCATATCTAAATGTAATTTACCAAACCCTGTAGCAGGATTAAATTCAAGATAACCTCTACCTGCACCAGCGGCTCCTGCTTGTGCATTACCCCATACAACATCATATGTCTTGATTGCGGCAGTATTTACGGCAGTATTTACTGTGTTACTTGCAGGGGGAGAAGAATAAGCAATATCCACAAACAAATCACCATTTTCAGCTAATGTAAATGTTAATTCTGGTTGTGTACCGTTATCGCCTTTATCACCTTTTGGCCCAACTGGACCAGTTAAACCTTGTGGTCCTCTTTCACCTATGTCACCTTTAGGTCCTGCAACACCTTGTGCTCCTTGTGGCCCTGCATTGCCTTGTAAACCTTGCGGACCTGTTACACCTCTAGGACCTTGTGGACCTGTTGGCCCTATTGGACCTTGTGGACCAATATCACCTTTGTCCCCCTTTACACCAGTCATAGTGGTGAGGTATTCCATTATTCCACCGTTTTTGACATATACTTTGCCATTATCAGCATCATTAGACCGAACCATAACTAGGCTATGTTCAGCAAATGTAGAAGCGTTTTGATTTACTGCCGCTACTGATGGTTGGATAGAACTAATTTTAAAAGGTTCCCCTCTTTCACCCCTTGGTCCTTGTAGACCAGTAGGACCGATTGGACCTATGGGACCACGCTCGCCTTGAATACCACGTGGACCTTGAGGACCAGCTTCACCACGTTCACCTTGAATACCTTGTAAGCCTTGAGGACCAATAGGACCTACATTACCTTGTTCACCTTTAGGACCGATAGGACCACGTTCACCTTGGTCACCTTTTGGACCAGTTAAACCAGTAGGCCCAATAGGCCCCATAGGACCTTGAGAGCCACTTTCACCTTTAGGACCTGCTTGACCATCATTACCTTTAGGACCAGCGGGACCTTGTGGACCAATATCACCTTTGTCCCCCTTTACACCAGTTTCACCTTTATCACCCTTCGGCCCTTTTAACGCTTCTAATTGTTCTTGAGTGAAATCATCATATGTGAATGGTTTCCCTTGCGGACCTTGTGGTCCAACAAATCTTTCAAAGGCAATCGGACTTTTTACATTAATAGCTTTTGCTTCATTAATGGTTTTAATCTCAATCATAATTTACCCCTATTAGATACACCTTCACCAACATTAATCACACCCCTTAAAATGCACTTCTTAGGCTTACCATTTGCCCAAATCCATACATCATAATAGTGTTTACCAACGCTTAAATGTTCGCTATTAGCTTTCAATATAACACTTGCAGACTGTTCTTTTGTATCTGCATTAATTTCAAACACAGATAAATAGTTTTGTTCACTAGGATATTTGCGAACACAAGCAAATAGATCATCACTAACTATTGGTTGGTCAATGTTAAATTCAATAACAATATCTTCATTCTGTAAAATGTCAATGTTATATTCAGTTATCATTTCCTACCCCTTCTAAGTCCATTAATTCATTATGGACACACCCTTCTGTAGGGCAAGTGCCGTCTTCATTTAATGTGGCCCAACAATACTCACAAAAATGCATTACAGGTACATTGCTTTTAATATCGTCCATATTATTTCACCGCCTTAATTTTAGCTACCATTTCGGCTTGTAAAGTTTTATATTGTGTTTGCAAGTCAGTAATATCTGTATTAGCTAATCGTCTACGCAATACTGCTTTATCAAGGGCATCAAACCGTTTATCATAGTATTTTTTAATATCTGTAATCTGCTCTGCCTTTGATTTCACCATAGGTTGCTTTTCTACAAATGCAGTTCCGTCATAAATCATATTATTCTCAACGGCATGCCAATATTCTTCATCTGATACTTCAGCTATTTCTACTCCGTCAAACAATTCTGCATTGTCATTTGTATCGGTATATGCAAAATCAGCAGTTTCTTTGTTATATATAATGTACATGGCTTCCTCCTATCGTGTAATCTTATAACCCCAAACTTCCCATAAGTGTGCGTTTTCATATCCTTCATTTGTAATCATTTTAGTCGGTGTGGATTTGTTGCTAATGCCCCAATAGAAGCCACCAACAGTGGCAATGTTAATTATTTCAAGACCTGTACCAACACTCATTTTTCTAGTTTTTTCAAGCCACGAAACATTAATTTGCGAAACCCCTAAAAATTGTCCGCCATCATCACTAAGCACAATAATTAAAAAATCATAATCTGTGTAAGGTGCTTTTAAATTAAAAGTATCTTTACTACGGCCAGTTTGATACCCTTCGCTTTTTGCATCATACAAATTAACACATTGCGTTGGATCTGGAACAATATCTTTTGTTAATGCCAACATGCCCCCACGGTTATCCCCTGTATACCATAATGGCCGTTCCTTAGAATTTAATACAACGCATTTAGTTTCTAATGAGCCAAAATCTAAATTGCCATTTGGTTTTAATGCAATTTGTCCTTTATGGCTTCCATTCTTAAAATTAATTTCACCAGTAACAGTTCCACCTGTTAATAGTAGGTAGTTATTCATAGCCGCCGTTAAACTATTGTTTACTGCATTAACTTCATCAACTATTGCAATTTGTTTATTACCGGTAGACGGAGAATACCAACCCGGGCGATTATTTGAACATAGATTAATGTTAGTTGTTGCACCTTGCACATTAACACCTACATCCATAGTTCCATTTGGCATCATACGGATACCACCTTTATTATCGTTATTCTCAAATGTGGCCCATGCTCCGTTTGTGAATTTTACATCTCCACTCAAACTTCCGCCAGTTAATGGTAGGTAATTTCTAAACCTATTTTCATGAGCATCAATATTATTGTTATGCAAATCAAGTTCGCCTTTTGTAACATATGTACTATCAACAAACTTAAATGTTACGTTCTTTGCATTTCCAATTACTGTCCTTATTTTATAAATTTCACTATCAATAGGTGTAGTCTTGTCTGGTACATAGCCAACATTATTTCCACCATTTGTATAGCTATATAGCATTTCATTTTTTCCATCAACTTTTGCGTACAAGCCAACTTCACGAGGAAAGAAGCCTACATCTAAATTATTATTAGATAGTGTAGCGGTAATAAGATATTGACCGTTTCCCTCATTTACACCGCTTGTTACAGGTATGTTCATTTTAGGAGAAATTACAGATACCATATCGTTGAAATTTCTTCCTGTAGCATCTCCATCCCCTACTACGACTCTCGTAAAAATTAAATTCTTACGAGTTGCAATACTTTCTCCAATCATTGATAAACCATTCTTTGTAACCACATTTTGTGGATATTGACTAGGCATTATTTACCCCCTTAACAATTAATACGATTAATAACATTACCTATAGATATGTACGAAGCAGCCACAATTTGTGCATCATCTAATTCAGAGTCAAATCCAGTCATAGGGCTAATGTTTACCACTTCAAATGTAGTAACAACACTTCCAGTATATAGTTCAGTATCAACTGTATGTACATCATCAATACTTAAACCAATGTGCGATGGTTTAACTACAGTTAAGTTTCTCCTTATTTGAGGTACAGCATATACAAATGCTGAATTGTTAAATTCTAATTTCAATACTCCATCTTCAAACTCAACTTCAACATCATCAAGCACAAATGTCTTTACTATGGCTTTAATTTTTTCTAATGTACATTTCCCATTATTATTCCAAAGCATCTGTACTATTGCCCTACGTTGTTCTACTGTTCCGTCACCTTTTATACCTAAATCTTTTTCGTATACTCTTAATCCTCTATCACCTACCGCATCAAAGAAGCCATTATCTAATAGCACATCTAACAATTCATCAATATCTTGTAATTGTATTCCTGCAGATTGATATAGCTCACGCACCCATGGATCATTGCGGTACATTTTATTAATAGCCTTTAATGCATACTCCTTGAAATCTGTATTAGTCATTCAAAGTCACACTTACTGTACCCAATACGGCAACTTGTTCTTTTGTTAAATTAATCTTACTTGTTTTCCCATTTACAGTTACACTTTCATAGT